GAGGAGGAGGAGGAGGAGGAGGAGGAGGAGGAGGAGGAGGAGGAGGAGGTTCTTTCTCTTTAGTTCTTTCTGTTCTTTCTTCCTTATATATGCGTGGCTTTTTTGGCTGCGCGCGATTACCGTTTAAGCGGCGCGCGATTACCTCTTCGAGCTCTCGGTAAGCGCGCGCGAGCTCCGCGAGCTCCGCGAGCTCCTCGGGGTTATCGAGCGCGATTACCTCATAACTCGAAGCCTTTATTTTCCAACGTTTTATGAGTGGTTTTAGGGGATTCCAGGACTCTGGAAACCAGGAAGGTAGTAATCGCGCGCGATTACTACTTTTTTCCTTACCCTCTTGGGGGGTCGCCCACGAATATAACCGAAGTTGGTCCTTTCGTAAAGGCCCCCCCTCCAAAAATCTTCGTTCTGCTAGACCGTATCCTTCGAGTTCTGACAGGCCGCGGGCTACGTTCTGCTTCAGTAACCCCGTTTGCTTGGCGATGTCGCTCTGCGTCAGAGGTCGCAACTTGCCGCCTATCTTCGTCAGGGCCATCTCCTGCTGGAACCCCATCGTGGCCAGTTCCAGACAGGCGTAGACGCGGCGCGCCTCGTTCGACAGCGAATTGAGCATCATGCGCTCAGCGCGGTCTTTGGTATTGAAGTAATACCTGCCATCCTCAATCACAATCGGCTTCGAGTCCGCTCCTGTGATTCGGAATCCCTTGCTGGCGGCTTTGGGCGTCATTCAGTTGCCCCTTTCCTCGCGTAGGCATAATGCGCCTCGGAAGTGTCTCGTCCAAAGAACATGTGCTCGAAGAATTCCGCACCCGCCTCTTCCATCGAATCGCCAACTGCGATGTAGTTTTTGCAGAAGTTGCAGCGCATAACCCAAACCAACTGGCCATCCTGAGCGCCAGCGAATATTGACGCAAGTGGTGTTTTTGGGACAGATAGAGGCTTTCCGTTGCCCGTCCGGTAGGCCTCGTTGTCGAAGTGAACGCCGCTCCCCATATTCAATTCCTCCCTATCACGGCGGTGCAGCTTCCCCGCCCGAACACCTCGCCGCCGGCATGCAGCCCGTGGCAGTCCAGCACCACAGTGATGAGGTGCGGGAAAGCCTTCAGGTCGATCACCGTGACGCGCGTTGCAAATAGTTCTGCCAGGGCCTGGTTCACCAACTCCCGGGCGTATACCTGGATGGCAGCATCCATCCTTCTCGTCTCCCTCTGTAACTCACGCATAAAACCCCCCTTAATTTGGGTACTCGGTCAAAAAGTGGATTGCACTACAGGTGGGAATATGGCAGGCTAAAAGCAGCCGTAACCCTCTCCAGTAGCGCGCCAGCTCATCGCTGCATCATTCCGCCAAAGAACCTGCAGCAGTGAGAAAAAAACGCAAGCTGGGAGGGCCTCTCTCGCGGCTATCTGGTTGGGCGGCATTCGCTCGGAGGCGGTACAATCCGAGTTTGTCACTCCTCGGAAATCCCTGATCCTGGTACCTATCCCCCCATAAAATCTTTCGATACTTGACGCACCGCGCGCTAAGGTAGGACCGGGCCACGGCGATGCTGATGACATTACCGCAGCCCTGACCATTAGCCAGAAAGGATCTCGGGCCATGGCTGCTATAGAGTCTACTCTCGTCCTGCAACTCGCGCGTGATAAGTTCACTGCCGCTCTGGTCGCTCCGAATACCGAACGCGGCTATCGCTACGACTGGCAGGCCTTCGAACGGTGGTGTGAAACCGTAAACCGAAGCGCGCTTCCCTGCTCCGCCGAAACTCTGGGGCAGTATGTGGCGCACCGCCTGGAGGAAGGACGCAAAACTTCGACCGTCGCGCGCAATGTAGGAGCCATCGTCAACGCTCATCGCTCGCGGAAGTTCAAACCACCAGCCACAGACGAAGCTCGCAGCCTGTTGCGTGGAGCGCGCCGCCTGCGAGCGGAACACCTCCGCACAGTGCGGCCGTTGTCGCTTGCCGATCTGCGCGCCATAGTAGCACCACCAGACGGAGCCTCCGATCTCCGGGCCGTCCGTGATCGCACTATCGTGCTGATCGGCTTCGCTTCGAGCCTGCGCACTGCGAATCTCAGCTCGCTGCAATTGAACGACGTCGAATTCTCGGACCAGGGGGCCACCCTCCGCATTGGCCGCGAGAAACAAGACCAAGAAGGCAAGGGCCGCTTGATTGGCTTGCCCTATGGGAAACATCCGGAGACGTGCCCGGTGGGCGCCCTGCGCTCTTGGATTGCGCAGCGCGGGCAATTTCCCGGGCCGTTGTTCATCCGGCTTTGCAACAATCAGCCAATCGAAAAGCCGATGCAGCCGGAGAGAATCGGCCAGATCGTGCAGCAGTGCGTGGCGCGGATTGGTTTGAACTGGCGGGAATACGGGGGGCACAGCCTGCGCGCTGGCTTTGTCACTGCGGCGGGCGAGGCAGGCATCGGTGAGTTGCTGATCGCGGCGCAGACCGGACACCATGACATGGCGACCTTGCGGCGGTACTTTCGCAGAACGGACGTCTTCCGGGCGAACGCCTGCGGACTCTTGGATCTTTAGAACGGTTCGGGGTGTAGAAGGTTCCAACACAAAGCCCACCGAAACAAGCTTGAGGAGCCTCCACGTTTCGGCGATGGAAGCTCCACCAAAGCTGAGCTACTACTCGGTAAGGCTGGCCGGCCTCACCGAGCAAGAAGATCATGGCACAACCCGCGCCAGAATTTCAAGAGGTCCGGTACAAATCATGTGTCAATTACCGTACGCTCTTTTAGCGATAATCGCAATGGGCCTAGGCCGCTTCTTCGCGCAATGCCGTACAGAAGGGACTCTCGCAAGGGCAATTCATGGGATGGAGTCCTGGTAAGCAGCCGATCCTCTGCAAACTCATCGGATGCTGGAGAATCCAGCAGCTCACCTCGCCCCGATTCGCCACCTGCAGCAATTGGCACATTGCCGTGACGGCGGCCGAGACGGTTCCCTTCTCCAGCCCGAACGCCCAAGCGATCTGTTTATCGGTCTCGCCGCGGCATAACAGCCGGGCGACAGTGACCTGGCGGGCGGTTAACAACACGTTCGGGAGTGCCGTCATCCGGCTCCCCATAAAGCATCTCCGCCCTGGTGCAGGGGCCCCAAATGCGAGTCCGGTGAACGGGCTCCATAGTACATTAACCCTATCAGAATTACGGGTATGAATCTATTGAGCAAAGTTGCACACTAGGGCCAGCGATGTCATCTCCCCAAGTAGCGGCCCCCACGCGGGCCGCGAAAATCGATGAATTTGGTGAGCTCGACCGGCAACTTTCCCTCCTCGAACCCCGTTATAAAGTCCTCGCCGCCGAGATCCGCTCCTGGTCTACCGATCAGCCGGCGGCCGAGGCGGTATCCTTCACCGGCAAATCGTACACCGTCCAGCTCACCGCGTGCGCGAAAAAGCGCTCCATCTTCGACACTTTCAAGGCCTTACAGTTCCTCAAGCGCGCCGTCAAAGAGGCGGGCGAAGAGCTGCACCAGGTAGTCACGATACCTTTCGGCGTCCTGGACAAATACGTCCCCGAAGCCCTGCACGCTCAATGTGTTAGCGAGGAGCGCACGGGCGCGCGCCTGATCACTGCGGTCCCTTTGGCTCCCCCAGCCAAGAAGCCCGCATAGCTCGGCAGGGCGAGGATAATTTCCCTGGAGGCATTTACGCCAAAAGTTCATCGGGTCTTAGTGTGTGTGTGCGAGAACGGGATCACGCATGCCGTCGATATCGTGGACCAGGCCCGGGCCCAGCGGCTCTCCCTGGCGCCCAATGTCCGCATCGTCCGGCGACGGAAAGACAAGCGGATCATGGAAGTCCACATCCTGAGCTTCGGAGACGACTCGAAGCAGGCCGGCAAGCGCGGAAATCCGCTCAGCTATTCCAATTTCGTAAGGCAGGAAACCGAGTACGAGCCAACCGGCATGTGGGCCTTGAAGCATCTGGCGAATGAGACGGCACCGTTATTCGATGAAGTGGTAAGGAGTTGTATCCCAGCATGAACTATAAATGGCAAGCCTTCCTGGCGGCGCTTCAGATCGTAGCTGTCGCCAACACCAACCCGCAGAAAGCCGCTGCAATCGTCTCGCTGGCGATCGAGAACACGGATGCCATCGGCTGGAGCGTGCGCGGGTACGCCAAGCCAGCCAGCGACATGGCCCTGGATTTCGTGAACTTCCAACTGGGCCGCACTCCGGCACCAGAGTGGTGGGCACATTCCGCTACGCAGCCCGAAGGGTAATCGTTGAACACTCCCGCTCTCCTCGTTGCGGCTGTTGTGGCGGCCCTCGCCTTCGTCTCCGTGCCCTTGCTGACTTCCCAGCCCTCATCGGGCGAGCGGTTAGCTATCGTGCAAAACCGCCAGAAGATCAACGAGGATCGCATCCTGGATCTGGAGCACCGCATCACGTTCATGGAGCAGGCGCAGAAGCCTCAGGATATCGCCATGGCCACCTTAGCAGTGCGAATCGAAGATTTGAGCAAGGTCAACGGCTGGATCGTATACCTGTTGAGCGGCATGTTTGCCCTCGTAATCGGCAAAGGCGGTTGGGACGTCATCAACGCCAATCGGATCGGCGTCAGAGCGGACCGATTACAGGCAGCGGTGGACAAACAAGCCAAATAGGATGGTTCGAAAACCAGTGGGCGTCTCATGTTCGAAGAAGTCCTGTGCCCCAAGTTGTATCCGCCGTTGCGGATTCCTCACGCGGTCTACATCGGTGAGGCGTCCATAGCCGACGTGCTGTTTGAGCAGTTGGAATTCCTGACGTCCCATCGAGCGGCCCACCGGGATGTCGAGTGCTCTCCCGCTTGTGAGGATTGCTTGCGCCTGCAGATGGTTCGGAACTGGTTACTTCTGCCCTTCCGTGAATCCACGCATTAGCCGGCCGGCGTGTTGGCGGCGATGGCGGCGGCCAGGTCGTCATCGCTGGCTTTGACTGCGGTGTTCAGATCGTTGAGCGACTTTAACTGAGCGGGCGTCGCCCCGGCGGCCTGGGCTGCCGCGATCGCTGCCGCCAGTTGGGCGGAAAAGCCGTTGATCATGGTAACGGCCGAGCCGGTCACGGTGGTGTTGGCCGTAACCTGGGCGGTCAAGGCGGTTATGGAATCGTCCATCTGTGACATTTCTAAAGTCTCCTTGTTGAGAAGCGATTCGATCCGGTCGAGTTGAGCCTGCCTCCCGGGTGGTTCGTCGGTCACGAGGATCACGCCGTCAGGCTGGATGGTCAACTGCATTTCCAGGCTTCATTCTACGCGCTTTGAAAGGTGAAAATATGTTCCCTGCGATACTGCTTGAAGTTCTGCTGGTGCTCCTGGTAGTGGGCGTGATTCTCTGGGGATTGTCGCAATTCCCGATCGACGCCACAATCGCGCGCCTGATCCGCGTCGTGGTGATCGTGCTGGTGGCGATCTGGCTGATCTACCTGCTCTTCGGCCTGCTGGGCGGCGCGGCTCCGCTGACGTATCGCCCGCTGAGATAGGAAAGGAAATTCATGAAATGGACACCCTCACCATAGCGCTCGGCGCCATCAAAGCCTACTTTGAATTTCTGTCCACCCCCGAGGGCCAGAAATTCGCCGCCGATGGGCGCACTCTGATTTGGGATCCGCTCGCGGCCCTAGTTCCGAAGCAGCCGCTGAAGTGAACCTCCAGCAAGCAGCCCGCTATCAAGGCGAGCTCCGGACCTGCTGCCGGTGCGGTATAGAATTCCTGTCCGACCGCAGCACGAAAAGAGTCTGCGGCACTTGCAAACGCCCCGCCGTGCGGCCGTACTGCCCGGTAGCCTCGCTACTCGGCAAGCCGCTCTCACCGCGCGAACGGCAGATCGGCAAACTGCTAGTCGAAGGCCTGCCCAACAAAGAAATCGCCTGGTGCCTCAAATTGAGCATAGGAACTATCAAGGTGTACTCGTCGGCGCTGTTCGGCAAGCTGGGATCGCGCAACCGCATGCACGCCGCTGTTATGTTGGCGACTACGGCGGCCGATCGGCTTCTCGTTTGAGACTCACGCCATGTTTGGAACCTCAGAGCCGACCCTCGACGCCGATGACGAACCAGAGGTATACGAAATCTTTTTCGCATGGGACGACTGCGGCCTTTCGGGCCTAAAACAAGAGCCTTCCTCGCGGCAATCCGCCAGGTTCCCTCAATCACCCGCGCGGCGAAGGCGGCCGGGATCAGCCGGGAGCTCCATCCCCACCGGCTGAAACAGCAGTACTCCGACGATCCGGAGAAAAGAGCCTACGCGCTGCGCTATAAGGCGGCCTTTGAAGAGGCCTGGGAAGTTGGCTGCAACTCGCTCGAATCGACGGCCATCGAGCGCTGCATGTTGGGCGTGGACGAGCCGGTGTTTTATCAAGGCGAAGAATGCGGATACGTGACCCGCTACTATCACACCGAATTTCTACTGCGCGGGGCCAAGCCCGAAAAGTACCGGGAACGCATCGAGCACAAAGTAGAGCCCGGCGAAGGGATGAAGAAATTTGCAGGGACCATGGAAGAGCTGCTGGGCGTGTACCGGGAATTGACGCAGGCGAGTGAATGACCGCAACCCTGTCGCCCGCCGAAGCCGCCGCGTTGATCCGGGGATTCTCGGATCACAGCAAATTCTGCGAGCACCTGACCATCCGGAACAAGGAAGGCGTTGCGGTTCCCTACCGGACCTCGCCCGCGGGTCTCAAGCTCAACCGCGCGATCCGGAAGCAGGAACAGGCCGGCCAGCCGGTGCGCATCGCCATGCTGAAGGCCTCCCAGGTCTTCGCCTCGAGCGCCGTCGCTACTGAGATTTTCCGCCGTGTCCCGTTTTTCCCGGGCCGCCGCGCCCTGGTGCTCGCGGACACGGACCAGCATGCAGGCCTCGTTTTCGAGTATTACCAGCAGTACATTCGCAGCTATGAAGACAACCCCTACGGCTCGGAGTTCGACTCGGCCGTCAAGCTCCCCGAGCTGGTGAAGGACACAGACCGGCATATCCGATGGGGCAACGATTCCTCGATCCTGGTAGGGACCGCGAACAATGTGGAAGTGGGCAGAAGCGCCCCGTACAACTGGGTGCAGCTCTCCGAAGCGGCCTTCTACCGGGACATGGGAACGCTCATGACCGGCCTGATGCAGCGCGTCCCGAATTCCCCCGATTCGGGCGTCATCGTAGAATCGACCGCCAACGGCATGGGGGGCGACTTTTACGACCTCTGCCAGCGCGCCATGAACCCGCGGCAGGCGAGCGGCTGGGCCTTCGTCTTCTTTGCGTATTGGGAGCATCCGGAATACCGGTTAACGCCGGAGCCCGGCTTCAAAATCACGGCGGAAGAGCTGGGGGAGTTGCAGAAGTACAACCTCCGCCTCGATCAAATCGCCTGGAGACGCCGGCAGATCGAGACGGCCTGTGAAGGCAAGATCGAACGCTTCCGGCAGGAGTTCCCCGGCAACGCGCAGGAGGCATTCCAGGCGTCCGGTCGGACTATCTTCGACCTGGCGGCCATCGCCCGCATGCCGGTAGTGGACGACGCCCCCAGGGGCAAACTCGAAGTGGTCGAAGTAGGAATCGAGAAGCGGGTACAGTTCGTTCAAGGACTCGACGGACGCGGAGAAGTTGTCATTTACAAGATGCCGCGCAAGGGAGGCCGCTACATAATCGGCGCGGACCATGCCGAGGGGATCGACCCCAACGCGAAGATGGGCTCTTCGGACCCCGATTATTCTTCCGCCACTGTGATAGACGCGGATACCGGCGAAGAGGTCGCGAAGCTCAAAGAGCGCTACGAGCCGCATCCGTGGGCCACGCGGCTCTACTGGCTTGGCAAGTTTTACAACTGGGCCTTCATTTGCCCGGAGCAGAAGGCGGTAGGGAAAGCGGTAATCGGGCATCTGCTTACCCTTCAGTATCCGCTGGAACTGATCTACTCAAAGCAGCGCGACCCGAGCGACCGCAGAAGCCCCATGCTCCAGGAACTCGGCTTCGACACCAACACCGTGTTTCGGCCGGTGCTGATCTCCGGACTAGACCAGGCGCTCCGCGAAAGCTCGATCCGCCTCCACGACCCGGAGACGATTGCGCAGTTGCGGCAATTCGTGCGGAAGCCGAACGGCCGGGAAGAGGGCATCAGCCACGATGACGATGTGTTCGGCTTGGCCCTGTGCGTCGAAGGCCTCCCGTACGCGCGCAAGGCATTCCTCTACCGGGAAGCGCAGGACAAGCAGACCAGCACCTGGAAACCGCAGCGGTACGGACAGCAAGCGAGAGATGACGATGACGACTGAACTAGTGAGCAGACCCTACCAGCCGGATCCGGCGCAGTGCTGCGAGGCTTGCGTATTCGGAATGGGGCACCACGCGAAATGGTGCGAACACGCCTGGTGTTTCTGCGGACGCGAACGGACGAAATTGCAGGGCGTGATGGACGGATCCACGGGACAGTTGCACTACGAGATGCGCTGTCCTGTCCATTTCTTCCTCTCCTATGAAGCGGCGCATGCCTAAATCCTTCCAGATCCAGCCGGACCCGCAGCAGTGCTGCGATGCCTGTGTCTTCAAGAGCGGGAAGCATGCCGACTGGTGCCCCGTTGCGGAAGCATGGCGGCAATACTACGCGCCCATCGAAGCAGCGGGAGGCATGTCTTATCAATACAACCCGCTCAACGGACTTCCAAAATAGTGCCTAAATCCTTCCAGATCCTTCTTTCCACCGCGGAACGGTCCAAGCTCGTAACCCGCATTGAGCAGGACGCGGGCAACTGCCTGGCGACGCATCGGCGCTGGGCCGACCGCTGCGCCGGCTGGATGCAGAAGTGGGAAGCGCGCGCGGATCCTCCGGCAAAGCCCGGCGAGGAATCGAATCCCAACCACGTCGTACCGCTGCTGCAGTGGCAGTGCTTCAACAAGCTGGCGCGGGATCTGCAGGCGCTGCTGGGCGAGGACGCGGAGATCACCGCGCGCCCCACGGGCCCGCAGGACCAGAAGAATGTGGCGAAGATCGGCCGCTACATGACCAGCCGCGTGTTCGACCAGATGGAGCTGATTAACCCTCTGTGCGAATTCGAGTTTCGCCGCATCCTGAACGGGTGGGCGGCGGCCTATCGTCCCTGGTGGCGCCGGGAGTACGACTCCATCATCGGCGGCAAGCGCCAGCGCGTGTGCGACTACGAAGGTCCCGGCTTCTTCCCGCTAGAGCCCGACCATTTGATGGTCCCTCCGGAGCGCGGCGTGCGCTCGATCCAGGAATTCAGCCACGTGATTCGCCGCGTGCGCGTCACGATAGACGATCTGGTGCGAGGCGATGGCACGCTCTACCAAGGAACCAGCAAGCCCGAGATGATCGCCCGGCTCATCAACTGGGCGAAGACCGCACCGACCAACGATTACACCCTGCAGGGGCAAGCCCCCGTGATTGCAGAGCGCGAGAGATCCGAAGGCGTGGACTATGAGAACTTCATGCTGGGCCGCCGGTCTCTCTGGATCTGGGAGTGGTACGGTTTTTGGCGCCCACTGAAGAAGCGGACGAGGGACGCGGAGATTGACGACCTCGAGAACCGCGCGCAGTACGAAACCGACTTCGTGATCAAGTTCATCCCGGGGATGCGCGAAATCATCGGCGTGCAGGACCTGCTCGAGCTGTACCCCAAGATGCGCAAGCGCCGCCCATTCGTGGAATCGACGCTAATCAAGGACGGCACCTACAGGCCTAAGGGCTTTGGGGCGCTGCTCGAGGACATCGAAGACGAGCTCACCGCCAACTCCCGCCTATTCGCCGCGGCCGGCGAGCTTTCGGTGTGGCCTATCGTGTTCTTCAAGCCCGGCGGCGCGCTCAACCCAGGCCCGATGAAAATGGGCCCGCGCATGGCCTACCCAACCGACGATCCCGCCAGCGTCAACGTCATCAAGCTGAATCCGAATCTCGACTTTGCAGTCGCCCGCCAGCAAGACTTGATCACTACAGCCGAGCGGGTCACCAACATCAACGATCAGTCCATGGGCCGCGCCATGTCGCAGCCCAACGCGCCCAAGACGGCGACCGGCCAGCTCGCCTTAATCGAAGAAGGCAACGTGCGCGCCTATCTGGACTCGACGATTCTCCGTGAGGACATGGAGCAAATCATCGGGGATTTCTGGGACCTCGACGTGGATATGGTTCCCAAGACCGAGCCGGGGTTGTTCTTCCGCGTGACCGAGGAGCAAGCCAATGGGTTGTTCGATGTAAAGCAGGGCGGGGCCTTCATGAAACCCGATGAATTCGGAGGACGCTACGACTTCCGCCTGAAATTCGCTACCAGCGTCTACGCGCGCCAGCAGAAGAAAGCCGAATTCTTCACCTTCTACCAGGCCGCAGTGCTCAATCCGCTGGTGATGCAGAATCCCAAGGCCCTGTGGGTGCTGCTCAACCGCCTAGCGAAAGAGTGCGGCATCGATGACTTCGAGAGCTTCATTCCGAAGCCCCCGGATCTCGACACGCCCAAAGATCCCAAGGACGAATGGGCCGAAATGTTGCAAGGGGAGACCGTCGAGGTCAACCCGCAAGACAACGACCAGGCGCATGTGCAACAGCACGTCATGGATCTCGAAGACGAGCGCAAAGATCCAGACCGCGACGTGCAGGCCATCCAGTTAATGGTGAAACATATCCTGGACCACCACCAGCAGATGCGCATTAAGATGCTAATGCAGGCCCAGGTGCAGCAGTTGGCGCAGCACATGGCCGCCAACCCCGGGGCGCTCCAGGAACTGCAACAGCTCTACCAGCCGCAGAACCCCCAGCAGCCCGGCGGCGCCGCCAACAAAACCCCGCTCGGCGCTCCGCCGGCCGGTGCGCCCGGATCGGTCCCGCCGCCGCCCGGCCAGGTCGGATCGAGCGCCGCCCCGCAGCCGCATGAGGGGATGCTGTGACCCCTGAGCCGTACGACTCCGCCGAACTCGACGCATTGATCGAGTTGGAACGCTCCCCCGGCTATGCACTCATCCGGGCGCGGTACGAATTCATGCTCGAGCGGAAGCGTCAGGAACTCGAGAAGCCGCACGATGAAGCCAAGACGGCGCAGATCCGGGGCGAGATTGCGATGCTGCGCGATGTCTTTTGGATCATCGAGAACTTGAAACAGGAAATCCTCGCGCAGTTGAAGGAGTAAATCTATGGCGAAATTGACGATGGCGCAACGGCGCGCCCTTCCCAAATCCGACTTTGCGGTCCCCTCGAAAGCCCCTGGTCCGGGATCGTACCCGATGCCCGACAAAGGCCACATGGTGGCGGCCAAGAGCATGTCGTCGCGCTTCGGAAGCCCCGCAGACAAGGCCGCCGTGGCGAAAAAAGCAAAGAACAAATTTGGAAAGCCCAAGTCCGCCTGGGCCGGTGTCGCCAATCAGATGTTAGGAAGGCAATGAGGATCGGATTCCGTAAGCCGGGGCTGGTTTTTGTGGTCTACCTCAGACGCCAGTTTTCGCTCGAAGTGTGGATCAGGCGGGTAGGATTCGGTTTCGGGATGAATCCTAAGTTTGAGGTGTGGCACTACTGGGGACCTTCCAGATGAACCGCGGCGGCCCGCTGCTGATCGTGGCGGCGCTGATTGCAGGCTTCTTCGTGGGTGGCCGGCTGGCGGCGGGAAATGCCGGTTTCGAGCTGCCTATGCGCTGGAATCTCTTCGCCCGCCACGCCAATGCCTATATCCAAGTGCTCGAAGCGAACCCCGCGAAACGGCAGCAGAACAAAGACCGGCTTAACCGCGAGTGGGAGGCATTGTACCGCTGTGAGTGTTTTTAGCCCAGCCTTCTATATCGGCGTCCGCTGCCATTATTGCAACAAATTCCGAGCGCCTTTCGACATCCTGCACCAGCCGGGCGGCGTACAGATCTGCACCGGCTGCGAGCAGCGGCACCTGGAAGCGCTCGAAGCCATCGGTACCGGCAACTTTCTGGGGGAGTGCTCGGAGTGCCACAAGACCGCAGAGCAGTTGCACAGTCCGAGCGGCCAGATGGCAATGCACTTTGAAGACGGCAAGTACCGGGCTATGTGCGTCGAGTGCGATCGCGCATACGTCCCCAAGCGCCGCGAGTTGTACGGGGAAACCGAGTACGGCCACGGTCTCAAATTGAAGTAGGCCGGATTAACGGCGGAAGTCCGAAGATCATTCGTTCCTCGGCTTCAACTCTGTCGCGTATGGACTGCGCCAACGTTTCACAAATCTGATCCTCGATAACTCCCCGTCTGGTGACCTCTTTCGATAAGAGCACCTCATCCGGGATGATTGCCCGCCCGTCCATAGAACCAGTTTAACGTCCTCTCTGCCGATGCGCGAACGTCTCCACCGGAGCTTCGAGCACGCGCAGGTAATACCAAAAAGGAGAATATGATACCCGAGCCAGTGGTCGAAGCCGACCCTAAAAACCCTCCTGCGTCCCAACCGGGCCAGGGCAAAGATAAAGACGCCTACACGCCTTTGAGTAAAGAACAGGCAGAGTCGCTACAACGCGAACGCGATGAAGCCAAAGAATCGGAGCGCTACTGGGCGGGAATGGCGCGCAACGGCGGCGGGAGACAGGCCGAGTCCGCCGGGGAAGTGAACAACGATCCCGACGCCAACGAGTTCCTGGACCCCGAGGCCAACGGCGGAATCGACGGCGACACCCCGGAGCAATTGGTGGATGAACTGGCGGCCAAGGGCGTAGGGGCCCTCAAGGCGCGCGGCTTCGTGACCGCGGCAGACGCCCAGAGGCTGGCCACGGACATAGCCCTGAAGGTCTCCCGGGAATTGATCGCCCGGGAACGTGGCAAGATTACCAGCGACAACACGCTCATGTCGGACTTCCCTGAGTTGCGGGACAACGAATCGGATCTCTTCAAGGCAACCAGGGCCATCTACCAGAAAGCCATCGCCATGGACCCAGAGGCCCGCAAAACGCCGGTAGCCCTGTATCTGGCGGCCACCGCAGCCAAAGCGGCGCTCAAACCGAAAGCGCCGGCCAAACCCGCGGCGCTCGACCCGGAGGAAGAGGACCTGTACGAGCGGGCGGGCGAAACCGAAGCCGAACGTCGGCAGCGCATCGCCTCGCAGACCCCCAACAGAAACCGGGGCGACCTCGACGACAGCGATACCGCGATCGGGCCCGAAGCGCGGGCGGTGCTGAAACAGATGGGCGGAGTTACGGATGAACAGTTCCTAGCGTCCAGGAAAGAGACGGCCAATATGCGAGGGAGGCGAAGGTAATGTCGAAATCGAAAAGCGAGCAGATCCGCGAGAACCAGGAGGCGGCCGGCATTCCCGACTCGCGCACGTTTACGGCGCCGGACGGCGAACTGGAAGGCGGCGTGTCCCGGATCCGCCAGTGTCACATCAACGGCGTACTCATTGGCGAGATGCCCTTGGGGCCGGAAGTGCTCTCCGCGCTGGACTACTGGGCGACCGATGAGGGTATCGCCGAACGCAACGCACGGCCGGAGATGCGCGAACCGAGCGGTATTTCACTGGGAGTCGACGGCTTCGGCAAAGCCTTGCAACAGCGGCGCGATGACGTGAAAGACCGCGACATCAATCTCTACGAGGCCCGCGACCCCTTCAAAGAAGCGGCCCAATTCGCAGGCCCGAACATGCGGCCCAAGATGCTCTCCGGGGACGCCATCAAAAACGGGGGCACCGGGGACTGGGACATCGTGAAGTATCCAACAGACCACGCGCGGGCCGGCGAACCGGTGAAAGTGCGCGACATGGTACTGGGCCAGATGCCCGAAGCCAAAGCGAAGGCGCGTAACGAGCATTACCGCGCCCGCGGCAACAATATGCTGAAGCAGATCAGTGAAAAGTGGAAGGCCGAAGGCGGCAAGACCGCCGTAGCCGATCAGTAAATCAAGTGTTTGTGATCGGGGCACAAGAAGAGCATTTGGGGCATAAGGAAGTTCCAGCCTTCCCCTAAATCGTCCGCCGGTAACAGACGGCGGCAACTCTTCACAGCGCAGTAAATCGGCCTCAGATCCTCTAACGTCAGTCTGATCATCCGCACTAGTTCAACGTACCACGCGAAGCAGGCGCGTCCAGCGGTAAGACCGCCGTAGCCGATCAGTAAGCACCAAACGGGACAGGGGTACGGGCCTTACTCGGCAACCGATATCGGCTAGCCGACCATACCGTCCTTCGGCTCTCCGCCCCGTCTGGTCTGCGCAGTAAGCGACTTTTATTAGAACACGCGAAGCAGGCGCGTCCAGCAGTACCGTCCCTCTAGGGCACCCGGACGCGGTTTCCACCTCGACCCAGCCAAGGTCTTCGCTCCTTTGAGGCAATCGCAAATCACAGGAGTGAAATCTCTATGGCAAACGTAAACTCGGTCTTCGGCTTCCGGCCGACGATGCGAACATTCACCGGAGGCTCGGGCACCGGGATTCCGGCTCACAAAATCGTGGGCGATGGCGTGGCTCTCTACATCGGAGATGCTGTCAACCAGGCCAACGGCGCCACCAAATCCACCCGCGCCATCAAGGCCGCAGCCAACGCCGGGACGAGCGTCGTTCTGGGCGTCAACCTGATCTACGGCGCCGTCTCGACGCTCACCGACCACATCATCGTGCTGGCCGCCAGCGCCATCTTCCTGGCGCAGTTGGACGGTTCGTCCAACAACTACACCAACGCCAAAGCCAGCTACAACGCGAACCTCAACTTTTCGGCGGGCAGCGCCACGACCAAGATCTCTGGTATGGCTTTGGTCGAATCGACCATCGCCACCACCAACACGCTCGACGCCAAGATGCGCGGCCTCTACCAGTCGCCCAACAACACGTCCGGTCAGTACGCGGTCGTGTATATGAGCTTCAACAACTTGGTCGATGCGGACCAGAAGGCGGGCATCTAAATGCAAATCAGAGGCCAATTTTCCGATTTCTTCTTTGAAACGATGCTCCCGGCTCTCAATGCCAAGATCTGGGCCAACTTCAAAGCCAAGCCCCCGATGTATACCAGGGTGCTCAACACCGACACCACCGCGCGCTCCATCGAGCAGTTCTCGCAGATGGTCGGAGTCGGATTGCCTACTGCGGTAGGCGAAACCGAAGACACCCCCACGGACAACTTCATTCAGGGGTTCAACAAGACGTTCCGCCCCTTGAAATACGGGCTGGGGATCGCCGCCTCGCAAGAGTTGGTCGAAGACGATAAGGTCGGCATCATCAGCCGCCGCTCAGTCGCTCTCGCCAATTCCATCGCCCAGGCGCGCGAGATTCAAGCAGCCAGCGTTATCAACAACGGCTTCTCCTCGACGGATGCCAACGGCAACAGCACGCTTTGCCCGGATGGCAAGGTGCTTTTTGCCTCCGACCATCCTCTGATCAAATCCGGCGGCACGCAATCGAACCTGCTCTCGAGTGCGGCCGACCTGGACGTCACCTCGCTCGAGCTGGCGCTGACCGACTGGGAACTGATCAAGACGCATGAAGGCTTCTACCAGATGCTGCCCACACCCCGCGTGCTGGTAGCCTCGCAAAACAGGTGGAACGTGGCGGAAATCCTGAAGTCTCAGATGCGCTCCGACACACCGAACCACACTGCCAACGCTTTCCAGTACACCGAAACCGGCGGCACTATCGAATCCATGTGCTGGGCCGGATTCCTCACAGATCCGGATGCCTGGTTCCTGATCGCTCCTCCCGACCAGACCGAGTTGCTCTGGCTCGACCGCAAAGCTCCCTACACCAAAGCCGATTACATCGAGAAATCGGAAACCGGGATCATTTACATGCGGTATCGCGCGACCTTCGGCAATCACGGCTGGGCCGGCGTCTACGGCACTCCCGGCGCGTAGTTCGTTTCCTCTCCTTGCTCCGCGGGGAGTTCTCAACCGCTCCCCGCTTTTTTTCAACCCACTCACCAACACAGAACAGACGGGACCACCATGTCATTTCCATCGGATACGCAGCGGGGCATTCCCGCTTGGCTTGCCAAATTCGGGCCGACGCTCTTCAGGGCCCGCTATCGCGCTTCGGTAGGCGACTCCAACGCCGCCACCAAAGTGCCCGTGATCATTCAAGGGGCGCCCTCGCAGACCGCCAACCTGTTCGAGTGCTACGACTCGGCCAAGAACCTGCTGGCCGCGATCGACGCCTCGGGCGTGGTGACTTCCGCCGGCGGCGTGACCAATCCCTCCGCCAATAGCCTTGCCATCTCGACGCTAGTGCGGGGTACCAACGGGCAACTGCTGATCGGGCAGACCGGGGCAGCGACGGCGTACGAGACCGTGACCGGGGACGTCGGCATCACCGCGGGCGGGGTTACCGCCCTCGCCTCGAGCGTATTGAAAGTGGTCAGCGTCAGTTTGACCAACGCCAATATCAAGAACCTGCGAGCCACGCCGTTTCAACTCGTTGCGGCACCCGCCGCCAACTTCATGCTGGAGTTCATTTCCGCCAAATTGCTGCTGGTGGCGGGAATCAATGTGCTCACCGAAGCGGGCTACAACCTGGCGGTGAAGTTCACCGACGGCTCGGGCGCGCAAGTGTCCCAGACCATCGAATGCACGGGGTTCATCGATCAGGCGACCAACACGATTACTAACGGGCTCCCCAAGATCGACGCCATCGTGCCGGCCGCCTCCGCGTCCGCCGCGGCGCTGGTGCTCCATAACCTGGGCGGCGCTGAATTCGGCGGCAATGCGGGCGTCGACGCCACCATGAAAATCGACATCGTGTACCGCGTACACGCGACGAACTAAAAGGACCAACCTATGTCAACCGTCCAATCCGACGCCACCGTTACGATTGCCGCCGGGGCTACCGGCCTATCCACCGCCGTCAACGTGGGCAACAAAGTTCCGGTAGCCGTGTTTGTTCCGGCGGCCTGGGTCTCGGCTGCGCTGAGTTTCCAGGTCTCCTACGACCAGGGCACCACCTGGGCCGACTATTTCAATTCCGCCGGCGTCGAGGTCTCCGTGTCGGCCGCCATCATGGGCGCGGCGGCGACGGCGGCGCGGCCGGTCACGCTCGACCCCTCGGACTTCGCCGGCGTCATGTTCCTCAAACTGCGCTCGGGCGTCTCTGGCGCCGCGGTGGATCAGACCGCCAGCCGGAAGGTGCAGATCTACACCCGCAAATTCTACCCGGTAGGCTAACCATGCGAAAACTCTGGCTCCTTCTTTTCATAGCCCTGCCTCTTTCCGCTCAGTTTGGCAACAATGCCAAGAAGTGGATGGGGCTATCGTTGTGCCCCAGCATGTCGACCGTCTCAACCAACCTCTGGATACCGCAGTGGGACTCCACGAACTTGTGCTGGAAAGCTGCGGCCAACGGGGGCGCTTCCGGGAGCGGCCTATCCTCCTTCACGTCGCCCAACTCCTCGGTGACCATCGGCGGCACTCTGCTTGATCCCACGGCAGATATCAATACGACCTATACCAACGGCCTCTATCCGCAATTGGGCGCGGGCAATACCTACACGGCGGGATCTAAGCAGAGCTTCAATCCGAGCGCGACAACGGCCGGTGCGCGCATCGTTCCAGGGGCTTGGTTTAGTGCCCCCATTGCCGGGGATCAAGGAGTCAATGCGGCGGGAGATTTCGGAACCAACGACGGCGTAAACAACCGATTTTATTTTTACATTAACGCCGCCGATCCTAACGCTCCCGGACTCCCGACCGGCACAGATCTTTTGCTTCGACCTTGCGAAATTGTCATCGGCAGTTTGGGCACGGGCTCTACCGCATTGGCGACAGACAACACGCCGGTCAGTCTATGCGACAGCCCCTTCACCGGATCTCTGAAGATCACCGAGGTCAAGTGCTATGCAGACTCCTCCACAGGAGCGCCAGCGGTGGAACCGAAGATCACAGGCGGCGCGGCGACCTCGATTCTGACTGGCCCAATCGCCTGCGGAAACGGCGCGTTTGGGAGCGCGGGCACGCTCAACGGATCTCCGGTGCAAACCACCGATCAGAGTATTGACGGCGTGATCACCACGGCGGGCGGAACGGCGAAGTACATCATCATCCGAATCAAGAGGTCCCTGTGAGACTGGCCATTTTACTTTGCATCGCTTCGCGTCTTTTCGGAGCGCAGGGATTTGTGAACGCGGCAATTCATGAGGCCTTAGACGACGTTAGTGTGAGTATCTCGTTGACCTCGCCAAACGCCGTTTACTGCCTAACGCAGGCGAGCAACACCTCCGTGATTACTTCCGTGGGTGCCGATGATGGAGCGGGACATACATTCAGCCTTACCGGAGCAACGCAATTCTCCGATATCGCCAACATGCAGTGGTTTTATGCCATTCGCGTGGTAACCACAGCCACGTATACGATCACGTCATCTTATACGGCTGGCGGCACTTTTCGGGCCATCACTTGCTACGAGGTGTCTGGTGTTCCTGCGACAGGGGTGGTGGACGTCAATAACGCCGCTGGAACTGCCGGGTCGGGAACATCGTGTACGACCGCTTCCTTCAGCACGGCTCAGGCGAGCGAGGTGGTGGTGGTTGGCGTGGCCCCGGCCGCAGCATCCCAAACCTTTAGCGCGGGAGCTGGGTATACGATGCCGGCTATTTCTATGACGTTTTCGGGAAGCGAATACCAGGCATTCTCATCGCCACAGGCCGGGGTTGCCGCGACGGACAACTACAGTTCCAACGTTGCCAGTATGTGCCTGGCGTTCAGCATGAAGGACAATGCCGCGACTGCCTCCATACCGATGAGGAGCATTCAATGAAACTTGCCCTCTGCCTCTTGCTTTCTGGCATCGCATGGGGCCAGTTGAGCCCCTACACGGACCAGACCGTCCTACTTCTGGACGTGGGCGCGAAGGACGTAGCCGTAACCAACCTCGACGCCTTGGGCGGCGTGCAGCATATTCCTCTGCCGGTGGACGGGACGCACCGGGCTAGAGTGTGGCTGTCGCGGTACTCTCCCTGTCCAGGATCTACGGTTCCGGGATTTACAGACACGCATTGCACTGCACCGGGGGGTTCCGCGACTGCCTGCACTGGTTCTTGCGCGATCTCTCTACATCAGGAGTATGGGCCGTACTCCCGCCGCTTCTCGATTTGTGATTTGGCTGGGACTACCTGTGGAACCCCAAGCTCCTTCGAGCGCATGCCAGCGGTCAATCCGGCTCCCACCAATTCTCCCTATACCGTCCCGCTCTACATTTATGGGACCGGGGGAAACCAGAAAAGTTTCAACGTCCCAATTGCTGGCGGGCAGACCGTGAGCGGTTTACGGCTATGGACATGGTTGTTCCAGACGCCGCGCCGAAAATTGAGCGTTGGCTTCAACTCGCAGCCGATGAAGCTGATCGACACGGTAAACGTAATTAAGGTGACCACTAGCGGGACCGTCTGCACGATGGTAACCGACCGTCCGCACGGCTTGAGCAATGGGCAGTTGGCACAACTTAACTTCTTCAATACCACATGGTTCAGCGATGGCGGCCAAGCACAACTAAATGGAAACTTTAACGTGACCGTTGTGGACGATTCCACGTTTACCGTGCCCTGCACTCTGAGCGCAGACGCTAGCGGAACGCATTGGACCACAGGCTCCAATTGGAATGCCGACCTGCCCCCAGCCCAGGTGGGCTACGCAACAGGGAAGACGGTGAGCGGAACGGTGTTCTATTCAAGTGAGGAGAAATTCTTTGGCGGGATGGATTCCAACGGACAGGCTTTTATGGCCACCGTGCCTATCGGCGCATCTGAATTGACGGCAGGGGCAACAAACGTCGTGAAGTTCCAATACAACGGAGCACCCACAGGAGCCAGCCTGAACCAATGGGTGCTTGACTGGAACGTCGTAGAGCCCGACAAAGAATTGGACCAGATCGTGGTGACCGGCCTCAATGCCGTGGCGCGGACCACCACGAACTTCACCTGCGTAGTGGGCGATACGTACATTATCCAGAATGCTCCTGGCCCACTATGGCGCTTCAATCTGGAACGGGTCGTTACGGCTTGTCCGGACGGAACTGGCGCGAATGCCAGCACGCATTTTACGTTCTTGTGGGGACCAGACACGGACGGATTTCAAGAATATGAAACTCTGACGCAGACGCCGAGCACTACGTCCACCGATCCGTTCTATACTGCACCTGGAACCTACGTGGTGCGCACGGCTCGCGACACAACGATCACACCGAACCAGCATATGTACGCAGCGCGAGCGATTATCGCCAAGAGCAATTTCGTAGCGTATAAACCATCGGTGGAAAATCGCGTCTCCGCTGGAAGCGTGAGCAACGGGCACACGCTATTCGATACGGTTCCGATAAAGACCAGGAATCCCTATTTCAACCACCAGGAACTTACGCCATGCGCTGGTTGTCACATGGATGGAGGCTTCTCGTTTAAGTACGGCCAGGCTCCTTCTGACGTGATCCACTTCGGCGCGGTGCAGGACGGGTTCTCAGATTCTGACGCAGAGGATATTCTCGCCTACATTCAAAGCAATACCCTCACCCCGCCCGTGCGAAGCCGGTGGTGGAATCCTCTGCTACAGGGGGGTAAGACCTGCGGCAGTATTTCGTCGGCCGATCGTTTGGCAGGAAATGGCATCCGCTGGAAGTTGGTGTACGATCAAGACCTACCAGAGTACCTGATCCCTGGAGGCTCGTTTGCCAAGTGGGCGGCGAACCAAAACTTGGATTTTTTCTGCATCCCGTTGCCGATCACCAACCCGCATTGGATTCGCTGGTTCCCAGCAGAACACCCCTTGGATTTCTTTGCGTCGCTCGGCCTGGACTTCACCGCACAGGCGGCCTGGACAGATTACGTGGCATACAAGGCGGCGCTTAAATTTGGCGCAGCGAACAATTTCACGCAACTCGAAAAAGGAACCCTGGGGGGGTCCGGTGTGGCTTACCGGATCGGTGCAGCGGCAGGAACCGACGATGCAAAATTGACGGCCCCAAACACGCAGGCTTGGGACTTGAACGGTTTGGCATTCAAGACTACAGGCGTGGGAAGCTGCACTTCCACTAATGTTGAGGTGGGCGCTGGAGGCGCATCGTCCAACGCCGTCTCGATCACGGAAACTCTGCACCATAGCCTCTTCGTCCTCACCACGTCAACATCAGGGGCCACCGCTACAATAGGAGACACAAAAGGCGAGACCTTCGTTGCGACGCTAGGATCTCCGTACAGCGGGAGCGCGGGTCTTCCGACGCTCTATTATTCCTGGTACGTCAAGGACACCGGGGCGGGAGCCAATACGATCACGGCAGCGTACTCAGGGAGCAATCAGTACCCGGCGTTATCGGTCGTAGATTGCTCCAACGTGGACCACGTGAACACCTTCGACGCGCAGCACTCGGCCAGCGGATCGGGTACGGCAGGCTACGTTAGTAGCGGAAACTTCACAACGTCGGCGGCAGGCGACATCATCATCGGCTGGGGAAACTACGCGGCGGCTGGAGGATTTCCGGCCCCCTCGATCTTGACCGCCTACGAAGGCAACGCAAACTATCTCGGCAATCTCGTTTCTCCGTCCCCGGATATTAGTGCGGCGAAGGCAGCCACTGGCATTTTCGATTATAAGAACACTCCGAGCCGTGGAATGGCCTGCTATCAAGCCCCGACCTTTGTGTGCCAGGCTAGCCACTACCTCAGCATTTGGTGGTCTAACCGAACTCTCGAACTGATCCAGGCCATCGCGGGACTGGGAGGCAAGCACGATACGATCATTGCCGACTACATGTTATCCAGCCAGGGATTGACGCTCGATTCACATTCCGGGGCTTACACTCCAAACGGCTATTTCACCAATGCCCTATTCGACACTGGCCCGCATAAAGCAAATATCGGAGACAACTGCTTCCATCTCCAATTTCAAGGGCTCTTCACCTGCGCGAATACGATCCTGGATACGGCGATGTGGTATATGCTGCAGTTCCAGCAGGGCAACCGGAACCACTTCGCCAGTGGAGACAATCCGATCGACGTTCCCTATAACTACCTTTTCACTGGAGGCCTGTCGGGCTCTCGCTCTATGTTCTGGATGAGTTGGATGGGCAATTCGCAGAACGCTCAAATGACGTGGGGTTGGCCGAACATGAACAACATGGACATGACCTATTTAGCCGGCAAGTTCATGATCGGCGGGCTAAACACCCAAGGTCACGATCAATTCATCACCGAAGCGGAAAAGGCCACGGTGATGAACGAGTGGGTGCAGCAATTCTTAGAGCTTAAAGCGCGGTTCACGGTCGCCGCCGA